ATCCCAAAATATTTCTTTGTGATGGATATTGTCCAACTTGGATAAACCCGTTCACTGCTTTTAGACTGCTGACCATGTCAGTGTGCATCATAGCCCAATACGCTGATAAAACTGGCCCTGTTCCAAGCTTATCTTGGCCTTCAATGTTGCCAGAGATAGTGTTAGCGTTGTTTGATAAAAGACCTTGAATAACTACATCAATATCTGATTCTGTTATTTCTGTTGGAGAATCCATTTCTATTACTTTTTGACTTATAGGCTTAATCACTGCTATGCTATTAACATGATTAAAAATACTCTTTATGCTTATACGGCTGGCTACTTTGATGGCGACGGCTGCTTTCATATTCGTAAACAATTTCTTAAAAATAGAAAAAATGCTAAATACCTTATGGGTATTACTATTGCTTCTACAAATAAAGAGGTGCTTACTGTCTTTCAACAAGAATTTAAAGGAACCATTCAATCTCCAAAACAATCTGAAGAAAGAATCCACCAAAAAAAGATGCATTATCTTGTTATGGGTAAAAAAGTTTCTTTGATATTTCATAACAAAATTGTCAATTTCTTGGTTGAGAAAAAAGAAGAAGCAGAAATTTTTATTAATTTTGCTACTGCTGACCGTCAAGAAAAAGATGTTCTTATCAATGAAATGAGAAACCATAAAAAATTTATTAACTTGGTTCAAAAAGATCAAAAGCAAGAGCTTGATTCTATTAAAAAAACTGTAAAACCAACCCGAGAAGACTTTGCTTATCTTGCTGGTTTTATTGATGCTGAGTGCTGTTTTTCTATTAGTAAATATAAGCCCAAAGATAGACCTAATTATACTTATAAAATTATGCTTCAATGCAACAACAGTAAATATCCTTGCTTTAAATGGATTATTGAAAGATTTGGAGGTCATATCAACTTTATAGATAGAAACTCCAAAGATGCTTCTCAGAGAAATCAATTTTGCTGGGGAATTTCCGCTAAAGCTCTTTCTGAAATAATTAACAAAATTCACCCATTTCTTATTTACAAGAAACAAGTCTGCCAAGAACTTATTAACTTTTATAAAACTACTATCAAAATTCACGGCGATAGAGCGTCTGAAAAATTCAAATCTCACTATGATAGAGTGTTGATAGAAAGAGAAATTATAGTTAACAATGTTCATCGTTTAAACCTAAAAGGTATTTAATTACATATAAGCGGGTAGTCATTTCTGCTACCTCTCATGGTTATCCCATGAGACTCGACTATCGCATCCATATTTCTATGGTCTTCTTGTTTAGTCTGTCAGGCTGCACAACTTTCGTTTGCTTGCCCCTTGTTGCCGGTTAGCTAAAAGCCACTTCGGGTTCCAAGTCAATTAAAGAAGATTTTACAACGGCAAAAATCCAATTTGCAATACCGTTGAGACCACCAGTACAGTTAACAAATGAAGCTGTAGCTGCAAGTTTGTCACGTGTTAGATTATCTTCTGTATAACGAAGGGATACGCCCAATAATTTTGAACATTCGTTCAAAACAGGGTCTTGTACCTGCAAGGTTACCTGTTCGTTTATAATGACAAACGTTCCGTAGAATTGGATAACGCCATCAATATCTAAAGCAGAAAGATTTTGTCCTGGAGGAGTTATCCCTGTGTTTCCCAGTGGTACAATCGCTGCATTCAAAAGATTATATCTTCTGCTTCTAAGCGTAGAACCGCCATTGCGAGGCATGTTTAACTTCATTGCGGCAACGTTAAATATTAAATTAGCGACTGGGATAGCCAGTAAGCGCATATTAAAACTTTGTTGAACCGCAGGGCTTAAAACTGAGGTTGTTGTTATTGACATTATTTGTCCTTAAGTAGTTTAAAAATCTTTAAATGATACTTAAAGTTGACGAGACTTTGGTTTTCTGTCGTGAGTTCAGCGAGACTCTGATCAGCTGATAGATAATGAAACAGTGAAGGAGACGAATCTTCTATTCAGTCTCCAACACTATAAAAAATAAAATTAATAATATGCAACTAATATGATTTTAATTGCTTAGATTACTTACAAAGGGTAATAGCATCAATAATTTCTTGCTGATGGTTTGAAGTGATACGACGAACATCGTTTGTATATGCTCCAAGCTCTGTAAGAACTATCATAGACTCTTGCTTATCGTACTTTACAGCAACATATATGGCAGTCATGCTTAGCTTATTTCTGTGGTTTATATCGACACCTTGATCGACTAAGTATCGAATGTTTTCAATGTTTGAAAAGAATGATGCATAGAGCAAGGGTGTATTGCAAAAAACATCCATTGCATACAGATCTTGTTTCTTAATTTCATTACACGCTAATGACTCACGAATAGAACCTTGGCGTGCAATACTATGTACTTTATGGACTTGATACTGTTCATTAATTATATCCCCTGAGCCCATAAGGCCCAGAGAGAATAAAGTCATAACAGTTACTGCTACTCTCTTCATTTATTATCCAGATCAAAAATTTCTGTAAGATCTACTGAAGTTACTGATTCAACAACGTTACTTATAACATCTTGCGATGTCTCTGAAACGGTATCACCAAAGAATAATTTAGTAGCAAAACCACTGATTAATGCCACTAAAACTATCATCGCTTTTACTAATCCTGTCATGGTAACTCCTAATAAAAGAAAGAGGGGATTTTACTCCCCCCTATCCTACTCAGAAATGTCATCTATTTCTATAATTACTTGTCGAAATTTCAAGTGATGCATAGGACAGTGCCCAGACACATCAACCTGGTGCAATTGTTCAACAACCTGAGGTCGCTGATCAACAACTTGGCTTAGAACTTCATCTCTATTACAGCATACCGGAACACAAATACTTACTACAGTTGCCGCTAAGCTAATTGCAGCAATAATTACTTCGTTCATAATATCCCCTAAAGTTTAGATGGTGTTAGAAATAGATAAGGTCTCCTTTCGGTATTTACATAGGACAAGCCTGTGTTGTAATTGAAGCAACTGTAATGGTTCCAGTCGTATCAACTAATAGATAATAATTATGAGGGACTATAGCGCTAAAACTGAATCTCGTATCAGCAGAAACTGTAAATGAAGGTATGACCTCATTTGTAGTTGGCGTTGCTCCAGATCCAACACCTAGTATCAAAGTAGCTGCTGTTGAAGATGTTACTGCCACTGAAATATTAACTAATAGATTGTATCCAGTCACGTTCCGTACTGCTGTTCCTGCGGTTAAAGAAGCAAAGAATGCAGCTGTCGCTGTACTTGAAGCAACTGGCGCTGTAACAATACCACTAGAAAGTATAGTTGCAGTAGGAGAAGTAATATTTACTTTTCCTGTACCAGACCGAATGTTAGTAGTTGATGTTGTATTCGTAGAACCAATAATCAAGGTCTTTGCAGCATTTCCAGTTGCAAGAAGAATAGTCTGAGCGCTGCCGTCAGTTGCTATTGAAATAGTTCCTGTTCCGCAACTTACTATTATTCCTGATGATCCTGCGTACAACTCAATCTGGCCTGCACCCGTCAAGTTTCCTATTGTTATTGTCTTTGCTCCTAAAACTCCAATAGAAATATAACCAGAACCTGTTCTTAATTCTAGTCCAGATGTACTAGTAGTAGAACCGATTCTTATAATTTTATTTGTAGCATCTGTGCCTATCGATATCGTCCCAGTGCCAGTATTTAAATTATAAGGACCGTTAGTTATATTAAATGTTGCACCTAATGTTCCAGACCTGAAGGTGAGTTCTGTAAAACCTGTATTATTCCCAATTATTATATTCTTAGCTATAGAAGCACCGATAATAATAGTCCCAGCGCCCGTATTTAACCAAAGTTCTGCATTACTTGAAGTGCTTCCAATGAAAATACTCTTATTTGTAGCATCTGTACCTATATTTATATTTCCAGTGCCTGAAGTAATATTTAAAGGTAGATTTAATGTATTAATACTGTTATTTATTGGCATATTATTTCCTTATACGTAAGTTATTTGACCTAAGCTACTATTAACTACCCACTCTGTATTAGCTACAGCACACACCATGGTAATTTGATCAAATCTTGCAGTCGAAGAAAGAGATCCTCCAACTCCAGTAGTTGTGCTAACAGCACCAAAACGTATTATCTGGCTAGCGTTTTGACTTACTCTCCACAAGCCAGTTCCATATCCAGAAACTTGAATGATAGTTCCGAAAGCAGCAGTAACTGGTAAAGTGCCTGTAATCAAAGTTCCTAAATTCATAGAGTAAGCAGTGTTTATTGCTAACGTTACTGGCGAAGATGCCTGATCAATCCATGTAATTCCACCGCCGCCCGCAGCTTGAAAGGTTGGTACCGTGGCAGCTCCATTACTTGTTAATACAAATCCTGTAGTAGAAGCATTTGTGTTTGTGATAACACCAGACGTATCAGAAACTAATGATCCTGTGGTGGTAAAGGGAGTTGTGATTGTTCCCGCCGACACAGTCAGTCCCCCGGTCGTTGCAACCAACCCAGTTCCTGCAGTCATTGACCCAGAAACAGAAACTGTATTATTTAAATCGACAGTTAAGGTTGATGCAGCAGCTGAAGTAGTAATATTAGAACCACCAGCTATGGTAACTGTAGAACCAGTAGCTGAACCTGTATCACCATCCAAAGTTACAATTCCACCTGCAGGTGCAGCTTGAAATGTAGGCGCTGATGCTCCATTAGAAGTAAGCAACCATCCTGCAGTTCCAGGAGTAACCGTTGCTAAAGAAGTACCATCAAAAATAATAGTGCCGTTTATATTTGTTAAAGTTTCTGTATTTGTTCCACCGTTTATTATTGGCAACGGTGATTTTTGACGATATCCCATAGTATTCCTTACCAGATATAGTAGTTATTAGAACCTGTATATATTATATTCACACCCTGCAACTCTGTATTCATAACATAGTTACCAAAAGTATTGTCATATGAATCTGCGCCACTAATATCAGTTATAGTAATGTTATTTACTTCTGCCTGACCACCAACATCCTTAATGATAAAAGACCGCCCTATCGAAGGATTTGTTGGTAATAGAAGTGTTACTACGCCTGCAGTCGTATCCACACCGATGAAAGTATCGTTTGTTGCTACTACATAAGGTGAATTAGTGTTATTGATTAACTTTACGTTAAGTTCAAGTAACCCACCACCACCACCAGCACCACCTGAATTTATATGTGACATATTATCTCCTTAAAGTGTTCGCTCAGATGTACCATACACAACGCTTAAATAAACAGCTCCTGATGTAGGAAGTGTGGCATAAGCAACGTATGTTGAATTACCTACAGCTAGATAGAGCCCATCATCAAATGATTTATTTGTTGTCAGATCTAAAACCATTGAATTACCAGCTAAAACAGCAAACATGTTATCTGAATCATTAAATGAAACAAAAACAGTAACATTCGTTCCGTTCGTAAAGCAATAGATTCGAACAGGCTCTACATAGGGCGTCCCTAAAGGAGCAAGACTTGCAGTAAGTGCACCAAAATTAGCTGATCGTAAAGGTTCAGCCCATGCTTTTAAACCAAATTTATTCGACATAGTTTTCCTTAAAAATTTATAAAACCTGAAACGCAATATTAATAACATCGGTCACAATCAAATTCCCAACACTTCCATTCAGCAAATCAAAAGAAACCGATCCAGCCGCGACAACGACACCACGAACCGTCATTGCAGCACCACTAGCAGTTGGACTATAAGTTCCTGCTGATATAAGAACTGCGGATGTAATTAAAATGTTGCTATTTGAAATAACGACAGAGATAGCAGTGTTTACTACAGCAGTTTGATTTGTTAAAAGTGTTTTACCAATCATCGCATTGTTCGTTGACGATAATGCGGTCGTGCTTACTGTCCTTGGCTGGAGTGTTATCATGCCTGTGCTATTTGCAGAGATGGAAACAGAGACTCCTGAGCTTAAGCTAGCAGGTCCGCTTGTCGCTATAAGGGCAATATCTTGAGTAGCATTAACAATAAAATCATTAGTGGCATTAACTGAAATATCTCCAGCTGTCGTCAAACTAATATTATTCGTTAAGCATTCTAACAACAATCCTGCATCTCCGGCAACATTTGCAACGCCTACCGATGTAAGTGTTAAAACTCCACCAATTGTTGATGTAAAATTTGTCGCTGGGTTTATAGCAATTGAGGCTCCGGCAGTCAGAGTTATACCACCAAGAGTTGAAACAATATTCAAAGAATTGCTTGCGGTTGAAACATCTGCAAGAATTTTAATTGCATCAGATCCTGAAGCATTTGCAGCTACAAGCACTTGTTTTTGAGCTACGGCTACGATACCACCAGCTGCTGCAACAAGAGCAATGGCTGCTGTAACAGCACCAGTACCTTCTCCAAGATTACTAACGATAGTAACCCGTTCTTGTGATCCAGCATCCGCACCAATA